GTGGCTCAAATCAAACGTTGTAAGTGCTACGATAAACTTTCCTCAACATCCTTCTGGGTTAATAGCCTTGAAAGATGATTACTAATTACTCTATTCTGTTCCCGTCTTTTCGGAGTAACTTGATGCAATTTCCCTCTCAGCCTATTAATTCGGCTCACATCATCTAGGCTCGATTTCGTTCATCTCTTTTCAACCTGATTCAATCGTTATGAGTGCTACGACAAACTCTTCTTAACATCTTTGATACTTAATAGGTTGACAAGATGACTTTGGCTCAATAAAGCTCCATTCGGATCTATTCGCTTTGTTTTGGCTCATAGTGGTGCGACTTCGTTTGATTCCAATTGATTTGCCGTCACTCGCTACATTTCTTTTCGACTTATGTCCTATCGACTCATGTCAATCGTTGTAGGTTTACGATCAAAACCTTCTTTGACATCTCTACAACTTAATAGGTTTGCGAGATGATTAGTCCGACTCCCATCGATTTGCCTCTATATAGTGCATCTTGAAGCGGTTCTATTCTTGTCCTTGTCAGTTCCGTTTGCCTCCGTGTCTCGCCCCTCATTTCCCTGCCCATCAAAACTATCGTTGTCAGTTTACGATTAAAACTGTCCTTAACACTTCTATGACTTAATAGGTTTGCGAAGTGAAACTTCAACTTATTGTTTCTCGTTGTCATTCAACTCAGAGTCACTCCTAACTTCGCAATTTAGACGCTCTTTTTTTGTTCTATGAAAAGCGATGTCATGTATCTCAGATTGACGCATCCTCACGCACATCAGCACCATTCCCATCAACTAACTGCAATTTGACTCATTTCAAATCAATCGTTTAAGGTCTTACGTTAAACCTTTTTAACACCTCATCGTATCGTTTAGCCTTTCGCTTTCTTTCGCCTTATTGCCACTCGAATCGATTCACTTGTGACTCACTTCAAATCAATCGCTTGCCAGTTCCACGATTAAGAACTGGTATCCTTTTTCTTTGTTAATTTTTTTACAATATTTTTTATAGCTGGCTTTATTAAATTGAGAATAAAAGGGCTACTCGCAGCCACAAGGCCAATAATAGCAGTAGAAACAATAGTGCTCGGTTCTGGGATGTATTGATCCACAAAAGGAACGTTTTCATATAGAGTTATGCACTCAATCTCATCATCTCCTCTTTTATGCCCAATGACACGTTCCAATCGTTTTTCGTTACGAAAATCTCCGACTCTTTGATCTTTAGAACTTGGACAAGGTGGTATTACAACTTCTTCTTTTTTAGCTTCTGGTATTTCTGTATTTTGTTTGCTTGTTGAAGAATCTGCTTGGTTATCAACAGGTGCTTGCTCTGTAATGATGATATTTTGAGGTGTGTAATCAAGAGGAACAAACCCAGGAAACGGAAAATCGCACGTTGTAAATACACCATTTGGATCGTCTAATAACAAATTACGATTACCTGTATTTTTTATATCACGATGCTGATAAGTACAACCAGGAACATCAATGTCAGGTGGTTCAGTTACAGTAATATAATGATGACTATAGGGTTCTGGAACGTCAGGAATATATATTTCAACAATACCTACATCAGGTATTTCAATCGTAGGCATCTCTTTTCTTTAAAATCTCCACCTCTGAAAAGCATTTAGAACAGGACAAATTAGTTATTACTGAAAACTCAGGATAACCATTCATACCTTCTTCAATATCGATGTCACCACCGATTATTAACTCGTTATCGCACCAATAACATTTCATTTGATTATCGGCATTGATGGACCTGTCATTTTAGGTAAACCATTATCTAATATTTTTGGCATCATTCCTTGTACATTGCCAAGAATCTCATTCATAACTCTTGATTTAAACTGCTCTGAAGTTACATACTTGTAACCAAAGTATGCTCCGCCACTCATGGAAGCTACCATTACAAATGAGACAATACTCAAAATGTTAGCAATCTTTTGAAACATGATAAAATTTGCCCTACTTAGAGCTATGTCTGTTATAAGCATAGCTACATTACTTTTAATTATAGGTCTATCTCCTTTATACGTCACTCTAGGTCTTATAAACCGTCAGATGATAAGTAAACCTAACGAGTAGAATTAGCTCTGCTTGATCTAGTCTTACAGGCTCCAGAGCAATATATTTTACGCTGTTCCATTGTATTAAAACTTGTACCACAAACAGGACACTCTCTTACAAGTATCCCTTCTACTTTTTTTCGTTTTTTACCCCTAGTTCTATAGTTCCTGTTTTCTCCTCTTCTTCGTTCATTTTTTGTAGTAACAACTGATAAGCCTGTATTCCACCTTCTAATCTCATTATATAACTATTCTGTTTTATTATTTCCTGTTGCCATTCAAGAATTTGTTTTTCTATTAATGCTTTCATAATTTAAACGATAGTAAGGACTTCTCCTGAGTTGATAGTGACAGTTACACCACTATTTATAGTTATAGGACCTGCTGCCATTGCGTTACAGGCTGCTCCAAATGTATCGCCTATTGTGTAGTTTGTCGTTACTGTCTGAGCATTTTCAAAAAATACTTTATCGCTACCACCACCGGTAGCTCCACCTCCTCCACCGCCAATTTCTTTTACAGTTCCACCATCATTTATATAAAATTTCTGGTCAGAAGTATCTATCGCAACTTCGCCATTGACTATATCACTTGTTGTAGGTGTACTTGTACCTCGTTTTAGCTTGATGACATTAGCCATTGGCCTTTACCTCCTATGGTCTAAAATGTTCCACCCTCTACATCAAAACCAGATGTAGCACCATCCTCCAAAAATGTAACCAGGTCAGACAACGCAACTTGTTTCATCGTTCCATTATCATTACAAACAAATCTATCTGCTGTAGCAAGTGTTGTTGCAGAGGCAGATGTTCCTCCATCCATTAAATTTAATTCAGAAGTTGTTGCAGTAACCCCATCCATAATATTGAGTTCTGATGTGGTGGCTGTAACTCCATCCATAATATTTAGTTCAGAAGTTGTAGCAGTCACACCGTCCATAATGTTCAACTCTGAAGTCGTTGCTGTGACTCCGTCCATTATGTTTAACTCTGTTGCTGTAGCAGTTACACCATCTAAAATATTTAGTTCTGAAGCTGTGGCAGTAACTCCGTCTAATATATTTAATTCAGAGGTTGTAACTGTTGCTCCATCTAATATCTGTACTTCAGCTTGTGTAAGATCAGCTAAAGCACTTGCTGTATTAGCACCCATTGTTGCTAATTCTGTAAGCTGTGCATCAGAGGCTTGCTTTGCATCTAACTGAGTCTGAATATTTGATGTAACTCCGTCTGTATAATTTAACTCAGTAGTCGTGGCTGTTACGCCATCTAATAAATTTAATTCCGTAGCTGTAGCGGTAACTCCGTCCAAAATGTTTAGCTCAGAGGTAGTTGCAGTCACTCCATCTAAGATATTCAATTCAGAGGTCGTTACAGTAGCTCCATCAAGAATTTGTATTTCTGTTGATGTTAAAGAAGCTAAAGCAGCAGATCCACCAGATTGACAACCAGATAAGTTATCCAAGTCAGAGTCATAGGCCTGCACGTTTGAACCGATGGCGAGACCGAGTGCACTGCGACTAGCAGAGGCTGTGGTTGCTCCTGTACCCCCATCTGATATGGCTAAAGTTCCTGTGATCGAACTAGCAGAAAGATCAACAGCGACCTCAGATGATTCAATTACCAAACCACCATTTGATTTAAGGTCAACACTAAACTCATTGCCAGATTTTGTGATCCCGTCACCGCCCGTCAAACTTCCTGCACCTGAAAATTGACTAAACGCAAGATTATTAGTGCCAACAACAGCCGAACCTTTGTTTGAAGTACAAACAAACCCTTTATCTGCATTAGTAGAACCCTGTTCAACGAATGTGAACATACCAGCAGCATCAACACCAGCAGCTAAGTCATCAGCCCTTGCTGGCGATGACCCGACTATGTAGATACCGTTTTCGGACGCACTAGACTGATCTTTGACCAATACTCGATCATTTGTTGAAAGAGATACACCATCTAAAGTGTCGCCATTATTAAGAGCAGTAGCGATTGTTATATTTGCTGTAGTTGCTGCCACAACAGAATCTTTAACATCTAAACCTTGAGAAACACCGTCAACATACGATTTACTAGCTGCATCACCATCAGCAGTCGGCGTAGCTAAATTTGTAATTTTTTGACTGTTAAGACTTACAGATCCATCAGGAGCAGTAAATTCATTTAATTTCAATAAATCAGCAGCTACTAATGCTCGAAATGTAGGAGCAGCAGCCGATCCAGAGGTCGGGCCAGCTAAAATTCTATTTGCAGTTCTTGTATCTGTTTTATTAAAAAACGCTCCAGAACCACCAACAGTAATGATTGAACTCGCAGAAGGTGGGGTAGAGCCATTATCGCCAAAGCCGTAATATAATTTCAGATCATTTTCGTTAAAGGCTAATTCTGAAGGAGATAAACTAGAAGGAGCACCAGCCGATCCACTCGCTGCTCTCTTTTTAATTCTTATAGTGTTAGACATGGCCTAAAAATTTCCTCCATTAACGAGTGTTAGTTTAGTAGTAGTATCATCTGCTTTTAATGTACCACTAGATGCGTGATAATACACTATGGAATTATCAACTGCACTAGATGTATCTATAGCAGTCGAAGCTCCTTGGGGTCCTTGAGTTGCCACCGTGACAACCCTTGTCTCACCGTTAACAGTAACGGTATTTTTAGTGGTTGTAATGTTGACTTGACTCATGTGGTTGTGTAGCCCTCACTCATAAATATCTTACCCTCTAAATAATATTCTTTGAGGCCCGATCCATCAACTAATAACACATCGTAAGCTAATATTTCAGGAGTAAATGTAGCTGTTTGGGTGTCTGTTAATGCTATAGAAAAAGATCCTGCTGCTCTATCTGTATAAGTAACAGACCAATCTGCATATTTTGTGGAACGTGATTCATCCCATACCTGTGCTGCTACTGTAAATCCTGTTAAATTTATTGCCGTTCCAGAGTTATCTTTCAGCACAATAGGAACACTGTGATCTGACCTTCTTTGAACGGTCATATTATATGTTCCAGGTGCTATTGCCATTAATCAGCAGCCTCCGCAGTATTACCTTCGGCTACCCATGCAAGGTATTCTTGGTAATCTCTGTTTCCTTCATCAAATGGAATGGATGCACCATCAGTTGTTCTTAAAATTACTTTAAGATCATTTCCATCTTCATCTTTGCCTAAAAATTTGTAAGTCATAATTCAGCTTCAAAACGTGCAATTCCAGGGGTGTTAGAACCAGTAACTAATCTTACTTGTCCTACATTACCAGCATTTAAACCACCTTGCGGTTGTGAACCAGTAATAACTGCCATTTTTGTATTTATATCACTTCCACTTGCACTTGTTCCTGTATCATTTTGTGTAGCACCAGAGGCATTTCTAAATTTGTAATTACCTACTGGCGTTGTAAAAGTTGGTGCTGCTCGCATCTCAGGACTAAAATATAATATGAATCTAGGTTGTGTCGATGTCCAAGTGTTAGCTAGAGCTAGTACATAATCTCCATCTCCACCTTGAAAATCTTGGAGATAGCGTTTACAAAGTTCAAATTCTTGAGCAAATGACCTATGTTCAAAATCTGTTACCACGCTGCCTACTTCAACTTGAAGTCCTGTCAAATCAAATGTAGATGCTCCTGCAGTTAACCATGTTGATGCCATATCAGGTACTTTTGCTGTTCCGCTATAAGCAGCCCAAGCATTTTCTGAAGAACCTCCTGTATCATCAGTACCTATGAATTTATAAAAGTTTAAATGTAGCCCTTTATCATTATCAGTGTCGAATTGAAGATTTGAATTTCCAGGTACTTGTGCTGTAACTTTTGTCCAAGTATTAGCAGATGGTGTAAAAGGAATATTATAGGCTTGGCTTGTGCCATCTCTTGTCCTCAAGTTTAAATAAAACTTTTGACTTGTACTTACTCTAACCCAAAAACTAATTGATAAATAACTACTTGTAGAA